TAAACCCAATTTATCTGTTTTGTAATACAACATATGCTTTCTTGTTACAGGGCTAAAGTCTCTTGGAGTTGCGATATTAACTGCAAACTCTGTCGGTTCTTCGCTTTTAGTTTCAAATGAAATATTACGAGCAATCATCATTGACGGATAAAGACCAGCAAAATCAAAGGCGGCTACATTCAAATGTAATCCGTTTGTTCCTTCACTAAGCGGGTCATAAATCATAGCACCGTCATAAGTTTCTCTTTTATCTACTTTACTTCCAGTCTTACAAATCCAATCAGCATTACGCATAAAGTAAATAGAACCCATGTGACTCGCATAAAAACACGCTTCAAATGGTGCAACCAGTAATCTTTGTAATGCAATAATCGCTTCACTACAAAAGTTTGTTTCATCAATCTTTACAAGCAATTCAACATCTATCAAAGCATATTTCAAATAGGCTTCTGTATCTTCAAGCCAACCTCTACGATAAAACTCATTCGGGTCTTCAAAAATAGTTTCTTTTGATTTACCTTCACCGAATAATGTTTGAGATACAAACTCAAGACTCATTGATGGTAATGTTCCTCTTTGCGAATCATTCCATTGTCTCTCAAAAGCCAAGTCTAAATTGAGGGTTATGCGACCCCCTAATGGTTGTTGTATCGGGGAGAATCCACTTTCAGCCTTACTGAAAACAAAGCCGTTGCCGGTCTTCTTAACGCCTTCTATTCGGTTAATTGGAGACATACGCATAGGATTGATACCCAATGCACAGCACCTTTCAAGCAATTTAGGCAAATCGAACTTAAGCCCAAACCATGCTATTAACATATCGGGGTCTTTATCTATCATAACATTGATAAATGATTCAATCATTTCTTTTTCATTATCAAAAATATATCCTTCATAGTCGTCATTAAAACTTACTCTTGTTGGGTCATTAGGAAACCAAGCCCATTGATAGTAGTTCTTATCATAATTATCATACATTACAATAGTAGTAATCTTATCATGGTGTTCTCCACCTTGTTGCCATTCCATATCCCAATACCATTTACGCAGTTTATATTCGGGTAATTCATTCAAGTTATCAATAGCATAACGAAAACCAAAAGGAACATCTGCTTCATATGTTTTATTCCACATCTTACGAGATTTATAAATATCAGTTGCTTGTTCAACAATAACTTTCTTCAAGGACTTTCCTTGAAGTGAAACCCAATCACCCTTTTCATATGTAAAAGAACGAGAAATGTATTTGTTCACTGTATAGTTTTCAAATTCAAACTCATCGTCTTCAATAAAGAAATACGGTTCATGTGCTTCAAGTTTAAACTTTCGCTCTCCATTTTCTCTCCATGCTGTGTAAATATGTTTTTCATCTATACATTTACTAATTATCATTCTAATTTCCTCCCGAATACGGGGCTTTTAATATCATTCTGTTATTGGCTACAATGATTAACGGGAACTCATCTTTCACATAAAAGTTAAGAGTCTGTCCTTTTTCAAAGAAGTTATGTAACGGCCCCGAATACTCAAGGGTTGCATCTTCTCCAATAGTTGATTCTAATTCAATTTCTTGTTCATATTTATTAGAAGCATTTGCTCGACTCGAAAAGGTAACATTACCATCAAGATAATCCAACTTATACACTCCACTCTTAACCAATTCACAAAGGCTAATCGCTTCACTATAAATATCACTATTCAATTTAAATGCACCTTCAAAGTTAGTAGAACCAAAAGACCAGAGTTTTTCTAAGTCCTCTTCATATGAGATATGCTTTATCATTTCCCTAATACGAGAGATTGCATCCATGTTTGGATGATTTACTACCATAGGTAAAGAAGCCTTCTTTGTTCCAGAAACTAGTTTCAAATAATCTCCACTCTCAAACAATACGCTTTCTCCAAACTTCTTTAGATATGGAATAATAAAATTCGCATCACCAATAAAAGCACCATTAGTTAATCCTTCTACTTCCAGTGTAATATTCATTCCGAATGTAGCATCACCATTCCATATCTCCAAAGAATTGTCATTAAGTGTCATATAAAAGTAAGACCCCATCTTAGAAGATGATAGCCCACTATTACCAAGATACTTTCCTTTTCCTTGAATGTCTGTTAATGCTTTCTCCATTTCTTTATTATTTACTACGAATTTCAAATCTTACCCTCCCTTAATTCAGGAACACCGTTCCATTGAATATTAGGGGGAGTTCCTTCACGCACAGTCCATTTCTTTCCAACTAAATTACCATTGGTTCTTGAACCAATCAATTCAGCACTGAAATGCAACTCGTTCTTTACTTTCTTCTTTGAACAATAAATCTCTTGTTCAAGTTTTCCGCCCCAATCTTTCCAAGCAGGTTGCACACCAACAGGTGAATTATCAACATACTTTTCAGTTTCGTGAGTAATGTAAATTACATCACAGTTCAATTGGTAAATTGCTTCCAATAGGAAATAGAAAGTCTTGTTTCGACTACCATACATAAATGGCATAATCTTTGTAACTACTCTTGGATTAGGATTAACCTTAAGCATACAACTATCGAACCATGTATCTACACCATCAATAACAAATACAACATCTTCTCCTGCTTCAATTTGCTCTTTGGCAAAGTTGATAAAATCAAGAGAGTTTTGTTCACTCTTATCAATATCCATAATGTTATCCTTTCGCATAACAATAGGACAATACACATTGATTCGGTCGGTTGCATCATGATGTTCAAACCATGTTGATTCAACACCTCTATCCCAATCAAGAACATAAATGTTCTTATCGGGGAAGTCTAATGCAATTCCAGTCTTTCCAGTCTTGGGTTCTCCCCAAATACCTAATACCATTCGTGCTTTTCGTTCTGCTCTCTTTTGAGCCATCAATTCTTTAAAATTCAGTTTTTCTTTTTTAATCCCTAGCAAGCCAATCACCTATATCATTTTCATTTATATCTACATCTTTTCCATTTGCTAAACACCAAGCCTTAATTATGCCCAGTAATTCTTTTTTGCTGGAACATATAAATCTAGTTTCTTTTGTTCCAATATGAAACTTCATAAAATATGTTCCCTTTGTTTTATCATTTTCATTCCAAGTGAGAAAGTCCACCTTTTCTAAATCAGCAATATAACTTTCTCCTTTAAGAATGAATTTATTTTCTATAATATCATTCATTTATTTTTCCTCCTAAGAGAACGGGCTTCGCACCCGTTTTGACCTACATTCATTGGCATTAGATTACACACGCACTTTATCAATTAAACCTCAAAACCAATCAAATGATTCTTCTTGCGGAGCATCTACTTCAATAGGCGCACCACGCTTTTCAGTTACAAGAACAGAAGAAACATTGATTGTTACAGGGTCAGCGACTCCATCAATCAATCGTTGAGATGTTCGACCAACAACAATAACAGAAGAACCAATTCCAAAATCAATATTCAAATGTTCGGGAATCCAACAAGTAGTCATGTTTGATTCATTATCATAATCGAACTCTGCATTCAAGTCAGTAATATTTAAAATACGATTGCCATTTGAAGTTGGCATCATATTCATATTACAAACTGTTCCGCCAGTAATAACGAAACGGTCTTTTGCAGGTAGAGTTTGACGAGTAATATGCGCTCTGTCAATTTCTACTAATTCAACCATATGACTTTCAAAGTTTTCATTTAGCACACTAAGCCAATCAACTTCTCCCATATCTCGATAATCAGAGTTTTCAGGGTCTAAATCATTATTGCGAATAAGACTGTCTTTTGTTGTCATTGTCATACCATATAGGTTATTTCCGTCTTCCGAGGGAATTGCTACAAAGTGAACAAAGTCATAACAGTCGGGAGTAAATGCTACTCCACCGTCATTCTTGTAAGAGAAGGTATATGGTTTCATATCAGCACCATCAACACTTCCATAGAATACTCCGGTTCGTCGCATTTGTTCCAAAGGCAAAGGCTTACCGTAACTTCGGTTTTCTCCACCATTCATGTATGTTTTAGTATTATCCAAAGGAATAACCATTACACCATCCGGCATTTCTTCTGCACCGGAGGGTAAATCCGAAACCATTCGCTCTTGATATTCACCATTATAATAACGGCTAATCATCCATTTACCTAAAGCATTCTTAGTAGCGACTGCTACATGCCCTTCATTCAAAGCATTATCCGAATCACGGTTATATTCTTCTTTTGCCTTATTACGATTCCAAGACATCATATCTCTCGGTGCTTCTAAAGCAACGAAGAAACCAAAACATTTCTTAACAAGAGAGTTACTTCCTGTATTCTGTGTTGTTTCGCCTTGTTTTGCTCTACGAACAATCTGTGCGGCAAATGAACGCCATAGGCTTAATCCTAAAACATCCGATACCTCTACATCATTTTCGGCGCAAATAGCCGTATATTTTTCTGTTGCTTCCTCCACCGTCATATTCAGGTGTTGTGCGCTCTTTTCCAATTCTGCTTGCATTTTTTCACTTAGCATATTTTCACTTCCTTTTTCATATTAGTTGTCCAACCATCCATGATAGTAATACTTTCGGAGTCATGGTAGTTGAACGGTATTCGCTTTCTCCGACTGTTCTTAACAGTTTATACTTGGTAGTATTATCCAAGCCATCCGAAGCAATAATAGCATTATGCAAACCTAAACAGATTTGTTTAACGCTTCTACCTTCATAAACAATTTTATGAAGGTCTGTTAGTGCTTTGTTTGGATTTTTATTTAGTATTTCAATTAGTATTTCATTGTATTCTTTGTGAGAAGATTCTATTTGTTTCGATAATGAGAAACCGGAGGACTTAGCCGCCTGTATCTCGGTAATCGCCCTACGCAAGTCTCCATCTACCTCATATATGAAGGTTGCTAATTCATCATCTGCAAATATATTTACTTGCTCTTTTTGAAGCATTGACTTGATTACTTCAAGAATGACTTCATTCGCAAGTGGCTTAAAATGATAATTAGCACACCGACTTTGTAATGGGTGAATAATCTTACTTCTGTCATTACAAGTAATAATGAAACGAACATTGTTTGCATATCTTTCCATAATGCGCTTCAATGCACTTTGAGCATCAACTGTCATTCCTCCCAATTCATCTAATAGAATCATTCGGAAAGGAACATCGCCAATTGTTCCACTTTGCGCTACATTCTTAATTGTAGTTCTTACAACTTCAAGTCGCCTATCATCGGAAGCATTTACTTCTACAAAGTTATCATTAAAACAATCACCAAGAATATCTCTTGCTAAGGCAATAGCAGCCGCAGTTTTACCTGTTCCGGCATTACCAAAGAATAATACATTTGGCATGTTTCCTTCTTCAATCCAAGTAGCGGCATCCATTACAAAATGTTCTTGCCCTACAATGTCTCCTATCTTCTTTGGTCTATATTTTTCAGTCCAAAGCATAATAACCCCTCTCCTTGTTATAATCATAAATTAAAGATAATATACCATCAAATACTGCATCAGTTAAGTAGTAATCATATGTTACATTCTTTCTTGCTTCGTTCATAATATGTTCTAATATTTCAAATTGTTCTTCTGTTATTTTTTTCATTTTTATTCCGCCTTTAATTTCCAAATCGCTTGTTTATTTTCCCTACAAAATCCAGTTTTTGTAGCAACGCTTCTCATAAGATTAGATAATTGATTCATAGTTGGAGTATCATTTCTCCGACTTTCACGCTTATTTTTCTTATAGCCTACAATCTTACCATCTTTAATGATTCGTTGTGTTCCCCTTGTTGTTGGGTCTTCTTTCAATCTTTCCATAATTTGCCCTGTTGTTTTTGGGCCGTCTTCTAAAATTCTTTTTATTCTCTTTTTATTATTTTTATTTAAACTCATAGATAATCACCTAATGTTTTTTGCTGAACCTTTACAGGGTCAGTCTTTCTTCTTCTTCGTTTTTCTCCAAGCCCAAGTATTCGACAATCGCCATTGTTAAGTTTAGTTTTAGCAAACTCTACAAACTCTTCGTCTTTCTTAAACTGCTTGAATAATCTTTCTTCACCGCTTTTAATGCCCAACCGTTTAATTAGTTTAGGTTTCTGCGAATACTTCCCTCTCTTTGGCATTGATACCTGCCCAAATGTTTTACCACTATGGGTATATGCCAACATCTCATAAAAATAAGATAAAGGCCATCTACGCTTTACTACACTATCAATGAATACTATTTTGTTTGGGTGCATATTCTCTACCAACCAAGATAGTATTTGAGTATCGGATGGTTTATTATACCACAATACTTTTGCCATTAAGTCTCTATCGGTTTCTTTTAGATACATAGATACTAAACTATATGTGTCTTGTTCCATAGATAGAGGTTCACATGAATGAGGTGCTATTTCTTGTATGGCATTTCGTAGATATTTATTTGAACCTGCTCTTTTTATTTGGCACATGCTCTTAATATCTTTAGGAACTGATTTCTCATTAATTGAAGTAATAATTACCTGCCCTCGATACTTTCTAAGAACATTAAGTATTTCATCTTTCTTTGGTTTGATGTGTATATCTTCAATAATTATCCCATCTTCTCTTGACATTGAACCTAATTCTCTAATTCCCATTTCATTAGCATAATACAATGCGGCATTTGGCAACCATTCATGGGCTTTAGTTGTTTTTCCTGTTCCCGCTTTACCAGTTAAGAGTATCGGTCTTTTTATTTCCATTGTTGTAAATCCCATAATTATTACTTCCTAAATTTATACGCAGCCTTTCGGCAAAAAATACAACAATATCTCGCTTTTGAACTTTTATGTTGTTCGTATTCGATACCACAAAAAGAACATTCTACTGTTTTTAACTCAGTA